TGAGTCTAGCCTTGAATTGCACAATGCTAATTATTAAAATGTACGAAAAAGACCTCAAATATATTATTTGAGGTCTTTTTATGTTTTAATCAGAATATTAAAACAAATGAAATTCGTTTTAATTGTGAAGCTGAGGGAATTACAATACCTGTTTATCTTATTATAAACAAATAGAAATCATAATAGAATAAATTGTAAATATTATTTCATGCGATATTGCTTAGCATGCAAAACAATATGTTTATCTTTAAAACTTAAATTATTTAAAGTTTTAAACTTATAAGCATATGAAATTTTTAAAATATCTTGGAATCAGTATAGCTGCGATAATTGTTTTGTTTTTAATATCCTTTGTAATAACACTAGCTTCTAGCGAAAGTACTGAAGAAACTATTGAATTAGAAAGAATTACCATTACTGAACCCACCAAATCTTTTATGGAAGTGGAATTAAAATCTCCTGGAAAAGATCCTTACATTGTTGGGAAATGTAACTTTCCTGATAGTACAAAACTATCTTTAACTATTTTTAAAGGTGAATCTGCAATAATTGGAGGAGCCGATTGGACCAATAGTGGTAAATTTGTATTTTCCTTAAAAGAAAATATTATTAATGCAGACAGTATCAAGTTAAGTTGTATAAAACATGAGAACTTTCATAGTCCGAATGTTCTTAAACAACTCCAATTGGTGGATAGTGGTATTTTTGTTATAAAATACAAATATAGTATGAATGATCTGTATAGAGAGTCTTTTAGAAGACTATTAGAATACGAAGCACCCAGAGAGTTAGATATGTCAACCGTGAAGAAGGAAGACTGGACTCAAAAAGATTGGAGGAGAATTAATTTTGTTGTTAATTCTAAAAAGAAGTATAAAAGATCTGAAGCGATTAATCAATTAAAACATCTTTTGATTGAAGAATTGGTGAAACATCCGACGTTAACTGCAGTAGGAGCAGATTATAATTGTGATTCTCTAATAAGAGCAACTGACGGAGATTATGGTAAGGATTGGTTTATTAGAGCCGTGTTTGCTCCTCATGGCGATTGGACATGTGAAAAATATAAAAATTATTACGATTATAAATTCTTAATAAAAGACGAATATTAATTGAAAAAGCAAAGCTCATTATATGGGCTTTGCTTTTTTTAGTTAATATTTATCAACAACTATTGGTAGGTAACAATAAGGCTTTCAATACTGCTTTCAGCAAATTTCTCTTCCAATACAGTTTTTTCAATTCGACTATTGAAATCGATGGTTTGATAATTGACTATATTAGAGGATATGCTTTCTTCCCCGACTAGCTTGAGTTTACCCGTACTCTCACTTTCAAGTCCTATCAGTAGATGTTTTATTAGATCGTAGGTGTCGAACACTTTTAAAGCCTCTAGCTGATTAGCTGAAGTACTAGCCGTGCTCTCTCCTTTTGCCAATAGAACGTGTAACTTCAGATTCAGGATCTGCTTTTCCCAATCTATTTTGTAATCAGTAAAAAGGGCAGGCAATGTGTATTGTTTGTAAGCTTCTGGCAGTAAGTCTTCACCATTATACAAATCGATATATTGTATCAGTGGTAAATTACGATTGGTAAACTGATCGTTTGAAGCTTTTATTTTTTCGTTTATTTTTAAATATAGGTTTTTCATTATTTTCTAGTATCAAATTATTAGTATGAAGTACAGAGCTGATTGAGTTTATTTTGAAATTGTATTTCAAGAAAGATAATCAGAGCTCTGTCCTTTTTCTATAAATATTTATTGTGCCGTTTCTACTCGGCGCAGCATGCGTGTAAACATCTCGTTAAAACGATCTTCTATTTCGCTTAAACTCAATCCGTCACCTTCACTGCTGAGCATATTAATGCCTCCTTTTACAAAACTGTCGACATGTATGCTTACATTTTTACTGGCAGTAGAAGCAGTTCCCATTCCAGTGAAACTAGCAGGTACTGTCGCATTTTCAGTACTCGCAGTTGAGGACTGAGACACACCTGGTATCCCTTTCTTTTGTTCTTCTTTTTTCTCCTCTTGTTTCTCTTCTTCTTTGGGCTGTTTATAGGCTTTTAGTTTCTCCTGATCAATCTGCTTACCTGCATTTAGTAGATCAAGCTTTTCTATCTTAGCCATATCCCGACTGCCATCAGCTTTTAAGAGCCCCTTACTCTCGAGTAAGCTGTTCGTATGATCTTCTTTATAGGTTGAAGAAGGTTTAATTTTCTTACCAACCTTCTCATTCATGGTAGTTTCAACCGAAATAGTTTTCTCTACTTTATCATTGGATCCAAATATCAATCCAAAAAACTTTTTGACTTTTTCGTATAAATCTGATATATATTTAGCTATACCATCTACCCAAGCCCTGAAAGGTTCACATTTTTTATATAACAGTACAAAACCTGCTACTACGAGGCCAATTGCAATTGCAATCAATCCGATTGGATTGGCACTCATAGCAGCATTCCAAGCCCACTGTGCTGCAGTTGCAATACCCTGTACAGCTGCCAATGCATAATATTGAACAGTAAAAAGAGCCATTCCCGCATTTGCTACAATCCACATTGCTCCAAAGCTAACTGATGCAGCAACAATTCCATAACCTAATGCCACTAAGACATCTTTAATATTGTCTAAATTTTTATACATCCATACTATAGCATTATTAATTAGTTCTAATCCTGATGAAACAATTGGCAATTGTTCTTTACCCAATGCACTCATTAGTGTATTAGAGTTTTCACCCAATGTTTTCTTAAGTTGATTATAAGAGCCCATGGCACGTTCAAAGGCTTCGTCCATATTAAAATTGGAAGAATCAAACTTATCAATTGTTTTGTTAAATATTGATGCTTTTTTATTCAATCCTATAAAAAGATCACTTAAACCACCCGAACCACCAATACTCGCTATAGTTTCTTTTATAGCTGCTGGTGACATATTCTTAAAGTGTGTATTAACATCTTGAATAATGGAAGAATAGTCTCGGGCATTCCCTTTGCCATCTTCTAGTATAATTCCCATTTTGGCAAGACCTTCACTGACACTTTTATCCTTCAAACCTAATAATGCAGTTTTGGTCATTTCACTGGCCTTAGATGCATCTCCTGTTATAGACTTAAAAGCTGTAAACATTTTGTTAGCATTGTCGATAGATTGACTAGATTCTATTGTCGCATCTTTAAACTTCATTTGGTTTTTGGCGAGATCGCTATAACTTAATCCTGTCATCTGTATAGTCTTAAAGCTACTCTTCATGTATGCCTCTGAACCCTTGGTTTCTAACTTGAAAGCCTTAACGGATTTACTGGCTAAATCCATATCTGCAGTTAAATCGGTGCCCATGGCACGGCTAAATCGGGCAATAGGATTCACAATATTTTCTAATGATTTACCCATAGCACGTGTTTCTTTTTGAGCTGTGGCGTAAGCTTCGGTCGTTTTACCTAAATCTGTACCTATGGTCATGGCAGTATCTTTAATACTTTTTTCGTATTCCAGTATACTTTTTTTAGGCTTGTCAGCATTCAAATTTTCAATCTGAAGAAATTTGCTTTGAAAATCGGCAGCTGCTGAGGTCATTTTAGAAAAGCTCTCTTTCAGCAAATTCACTCCTTTTGCCAATATGGCATATGGATTTCCTATCAGTTTTATTGCATTATCAATACTTGGAATTTCATCGCGAATGGCAGCAATACTTTTCTGGAAGTGTCCCTGCATAGCATCGGATGTTTTCTTAATACTGTCAGGAAGTTCAATTTGCGTTAGAGCAGTGTTAAGTTTTGTAACTTCATCGCACATGCTTGAAAAGCTTGTTGCAAAGTGAGCCTTTAATTGCGATATGTCATCCTTAATTTTTTTAACCTGATCGTTAATGGTTTCCCGAGCCTTGGTAATACCTGTTGATGCGAGGTCTTTAAACTCTAGCAAGAGTTCAATTTTTGTTTGTCCACTCATATTGTAATTATTATATATATAAATACCCCCGCTAATTGCTAAAGGGTTTGCATTTTTTGCTTTGTAGAACTCATATCTCAGTTTGTTTAGTGGTTTTTACCTATAGCTCCAAACTCACTTCTATCTGTACCTTGCCTCTGTCTGTTATAAAGGCAGCATTTGTTCAATCCGGATTTATTCTACTGTAAGTCATCGAAATCTATTTAGCATAGTTTATTTCGATTGGGCGTAAAATTGTGAAAAATGAATACAACAAAACGATAAGACTCCAAGGCTTTTTTGCTTGACTGTAAGGCTTGTTATGTTATTGTGAAAGTCGAAAAATGGTCTTTATCATTGCAGTGTAATCAACGAATAAGGGTGAGTGATCTTGATTTGTAAAGTTCATTTCGAATCAATCGATTCTTAAAATTTGAGACAAATTTTCTTTTGGTATTGAGAGTGAAATTGTAAAAAATGAATAAAACAAAAAGACAAGACTCCAAGGCTTTTTTACTTATGTGTAAGGCTTGTTTTGTTTTTGTGAAAGTCAAAAAACTGTCTCTATCATTGCACTGTGATCGACGAATAAGGGGGCGAATCTTGATGAGTAAATTTCGTTTTAACAAATGAACATTTGAATTTCAAAATAAATATTCGGTTGATTATACTAAGCAAAATAACAACTAATAAGAACTGAAATCAGAATGAGCAATAACGAAACTATAGATATGAATCAGCTAACACAAAAGGAGCTGTTGATACTTGTAAATTCTAAGGTGATTAATATGAATAACACCTTGATTAAGTTAACAGGAGATTATACCAATTTACTGGTACGTGTTAGCAATATAGAGAACAGAGTGAAAACCTGGTCTGCGTTTATTGCCATTCTGTCTTCGGCTCTTACCTCATTTGCCTTGAGCTTAATAAAATAAATCATCCTCGAATTCGAGTCTATATATAGTTGAAACAAAAAAGCTTTTAATCAAATTAATTATTTAACAAAATTTTAAAAAATGTCGGGAGTAGAAATTACAAAAGGACAACTGGGTGCAAATACAATTGCAAGTTCAGACAAAACAGCAGGTTTTGTTGTTTCTGTTGAGAGTGCGCCTTCAGGAATGACACTAGGGAATGTTTATAAATTCTATAACATTAAAGATGTTGAAGAAATGGGCATTACGAAAGATTTTGATCATGGTATTGTTCATCATCAAATTTCAGAGTTTTATCGTATGGCCGGAGAAGGATCAGTTCTATTTCTGATGCTGGTTCCAAGAACTGTTTCTATGGTGAACATGCTTGACGTAGATCAGCCGTATGCAAAAAAACTGATTAACGAAGCTGATGGCGAAATCAGAAAATTAGCTTTAGGCCTTACTCTTGCTAACGAAGATAGCCCTGCTGTAACATCAGGACTAAACGATGATGTGTTTGCTGCCATTCCAAAGGCACAGGCGTTTGCTGATTGGTGTTATGAAAATCATCGACCATTGAACATCTTTTTGGAGGGACGCGATTATTCAGACAATGCTTCGACTGTAGCCGATTTAACTAAAATTCCTGATACTAAAGCGCCTAAAGTGAGTGTGGTTATTGGTCAGGATTACAAATTGGCTTCTGATACTGAGTTACCATTAAATTATGGAAACTATGCTGCTGTAGGTAATGTATTGGGCTGTTCTGTGAAAGGAAAGATCAATCAAAACTTGGGAGAGAATGAAAGCATGAATATTACCGATGCGGGTAAGGATGCTTTTATGATTGGTGGTTTATCATCAATGAAACCCATTACAGAAGTAGAATCGGACTGGGAAATTTTGGATGCCAAAGGTTATATTTTCCCGATTCGTGAAGTGGGATTAGCAGGCTTGCGTTGGAATAACGATCACACTTGTGTGGAACAAATTGTAGATGCAGAAGGAAATATTAATGAGCATACGGTGGCTTATGGGGCGACTATCGATAAGGCATCGAGATTATTACGTACCGCACTTTTACCAAAAGTGAAAACTGTTCAGCCTGTTGATCCTAAAACAGGAAGATTACCAATTGGTGTTGTGAAGTATTTCGAAGGCTTAGGCAATACTGTATTTGAGAAAATGAAAGCAGACGGCGAAATCTCAGAAGGAAAAACGACAATCGATCCAAATTCTAATTTATTAACTGGCGATAAAGCGCTTATCGCATCTTTCGAGCTGGTACCTTATGGTACAATCAACAAAATTAAAGGCTCTATTAATCTTAAAAACAATTTATAATGGCAACTATTCGTAAAAACGGAAAAGCATATGATTCTGGTGATGTAACTGTTAACATGCTAGGTAATTCTGATGTTGAAATTACTGAAATCACTTATGAAACAACTCAGGAACATCAAAAGAATTATTCATTAAAAAGAAAGGCTCATTCTTGGAGTACGGGCAAAATCGAAGACTCTTGTACCGTTACTTTACCAATGACCGAGGTTGTGGCTATCGAAAAAGCGGCAGGTAGCGATTTGTTAAGCATTAAGCCTTTCGATATTAATGTGACTTTCGCTGATGAGTATAATGAAATCATTAATGATACCATTACGTGCAAGTTTCAGAAACAAGGGCGCGAAGTAACAGGTGAGATGGGCTTGAGCAAGCAGTTTGAAATGTTTGTTTTAAACATCGATTATAATAATCACTCAGCTTAATAGAGTTCCCTGAGGCTTGTCCTGTGATTGTTTATTTAAGATAAACGATCATGAAACAGGACCAGTGCGAACTGGGAGCTTCCTTCCTTTTTTGAGTTTATTAGCTCAATAAAAATGTTCCTGCATTGAGTGAAGAACACAAGTTTAGACATTGATACGAAGCAATGTTATGCTCCTGGTTCGCACTATTTATTTAAAAATACGAATCATACAATTAATCAAATATAATGGCTGATAATAAGAAAAAAACAGAAGCAGTAAAAGTAGAATTACCTGAAGGGGTTAGCACAGAAATGATGACGGGATGGAAAGAACGCTATGGACAAAAGAAAGTTATGGTGGCATCCTTACCGCTTGACGATGATGGGGAAGACTTTATGGAAGTCGTGGTTCGTGTTCCGGACAGAAAGACTTTGGGAGAGTTTGAGAAATGGATTGATAAAAACCCAGACAAAGCAAAAGAAGTTATGATTAATGCTTGTGTGCTTTCGAATAAAGAAGCTGTAAAAGCCAGTGACGATGCTTTCTTTGCGGCTTTTGATGCAGTGGCGAGTTTAATTCCGGTTAGAAAAGCAATCCTAAAAAACTACTAGAGCTCTTTCCCGGGATTGATATCCGGGAAGAGCGCGATTTTTTTAGAAAAGGCAATGCTTTAATCAGCCTTTACCTGCACATACCATTCCCCGAAGATTTAGACGATGAGCTATGGTTCGAAAAGTACATGCAGGTACACTGGTTGTTTGAGCAAGGTATGTTAAATGTAAAACCAGAAGATAAAAATGGCTAAATATACGATTGACCTGGCAAATAGATTTCAAAGTGCATTCGGTTTTACGGCTAAAAATGCACTTGGTCTATCTAATTCAGAATCTTATCAAGTTAAGCCTAATAGCTTAGGTGATAAGAAATCGAATTCAGGTCTCTACAATAACATTAATTTGTTTGATGATCAATCAGAACAATTCGAAACGTTTAAACTCATTCAATCAGGGACAGAAGAAGGTGCCATTCTCAATTTCGGAGCATTTCCATTTATAGACGGAAAAGATGCTGTTAAAGATTGGTTTGCACCACCACCCATTCTAAGTTTTTCTCGTGGTAAAAATATTAAAACCACGGCTATTAACGGTAGCGACGGCGAAGTGATCGAAAGTTATGGGCTAAAATCATGGGATATAAAAATGCAAGGCCTCATTATCGATATGAATAAGCATTATTATCCTGCTGATAAGTTGAAAAAAATAAGTCAAGTGTTTGAGTTGGGTGCACAGTTCAAGGTTGAATCCCCAATATTCGCAGAACTGGGTATTACCTGTCTCTATTTTACCAATTTGAGTGGCTTGTCAGGTGTAGAGGGGTATGAGGATACCTGGAAATATTCCCTATCAGCTAAGAGTATTAAACCGATTGAATTCAGTTTGAAAGAAAAAAAATAGGAATATGAACTTAATGGGGATTTGGTTTTGCTGAGTTCCAAATGAAAAATGAAGATTATTTTGATCACGACATATAAGAACCTATGTATTTAAATTTAGTAGCAGAAGTAAAAATTGGGGACATTATTTTCAATGAAATTCACTCATGTGAGATTGTTCAAACAGTCGTAGAACTTTCTGATTCAGCCACACTTGTTTTGCCTCGTATGTATAGAGACAAGCTGGGAAAATCTGTCCTTAAAAATATAAAAGTGGGGCAAGTCGTAAGCATTAAACTGGGTTATAACGATGAACTGATTGAAGAATTTACAGGTTATGTGAGCGAGATAGAAGCCGATATTCCCATTAAGATTCATATTGATGACGAGATGTATCAGTTTAGAGACAATACCTTTATTAAAAGCTGGAAAGAGGTTAATCTTCGAACCGTTCTCGAGAGTATTGCCGATGGTATGCCCTGTATTTGTCCAGATTTAAATTTAGGCAAATACTCTATTCACTTTATCAGTTCCTATAGGGTGTTTATGGATCTCAAGGAAAAATTTGGCTTGTTTACTTATATCAAAAATGGCAAGTTGTATTGCAATTTTGCCAACGATATTAAAGATGATTCGCTTGCTGTTCACACTTATGAATACGGACGTAACATTAAGAAGAACGACCTGAAGTATAAATCTGCCAAGGATTCAAAAATAAAGATTGTAGCTATAGCAAACTTGCCCGATGGAAAGAAACTTAAAATAGAAGAAGGCAGTACAGAGCAGAATGCGACCACAAAGACTCTAAATTTTGGAAATATAGATGAACAGGAATTAAAGAAACTAGCTAAGGCCGAATATAGCAAATTGGTGTATGATGGTTTTACGGGTAACATTACAGGTTTTGGACAGCCTTTAACAAAAGCTGGAGACACGCTTAAGATTATTGATAAGTTGGAACAAGATCGGGAAGGGGAATATCTGATTGAATCGGTTAAAATACGTTGGGGAAATGCCTATTTCGAACGAATTAACACCCTTTCTTATCGAATACCAGACGAGAAAGGAGATAAAAAATCATAAGATAATAAGACACATATTATGAGTGAAATATTTCAGCGTTTAATAGATCTGAGTTTAAAAAGACACTTACCCATGCAGGTTTTTATTGGGCAAGTAGAATCGGTTGATATTGATACACAAACCTGTACTGTTGTTCGTGAAGGTGCTCCAAAATTGTTTGATGTACGATTAAACGCCACCATAGCAGAATACACCGATCGATTGATTTTAAAACCCAAACTAAACAGTTCGGTTTTACTGGCAATTATCGAAAATGATGTGAACGAAGCCTTTCTCTTAGCCTGCTCCGAAATTGAAGAAATCAGCTTAAATATCGAAGAGCAATCTTTGTTAATAAATAAAGATGGATTTGTTTTTAATGAGGGGAATTGGGGAGGCCTGATCAAAATTGAGGAACTCAAAACACAATTGGAGAAGTTAACGGCTAGGGTGGATGGCGTAATTGATGCTTTGAAAAAAAGTAAGCCTGCTGTAGGTTCTTCTGACGGGGGGAAAGCGTATGTAGATTTGGTGATTGCTGCTCTTGCACCCTTTACAGAATCTGAGGATTATTCGGAAATCGAAGACGATAAAGTGAAACATTAGTTGAAGAACTTGATACGATAAACAAAATGAAAGATATAGAACTAGATGAATCGGGTGAAATTATTTTTGAGAATGCTGACTTTAAAATTGCTGATAGTGAGCAACAACATATTATGCACCTGTTGGAATTACATAAGGGAGGATTAAGAGAAGTACCCATATTGGGTTTTGGAATTAATCGATTTCTGAAAAACACCAGCAACAGCTTAACGAAATTTAAGCGTGAGCTTAAAATAGAATTGGAGAATGATGGCTTTAGTGGTGCTGAAGTAGAAGTTGACGAAAATTTTAACCTGCAAATAAATGTATGATGGCAAAATTTGAAGAAGCCTACCAATTAACCAGCATTCAGGAAGGAGGCTATTCCAATCATCCGAAGGATAAGGGAGGTGAAACCTATCATGGCATCGCTCGGAAACATTGGCCCATTTGGGCAGGATGGGAAATAATCGATGAGATAAAAAATGAACGATCGCCTCATCTTTCAGATGCTTTGGCATTGAACAAAGAGCTTCAAGCGCTAATAGAGTCTTTTTACAAAGAAAATTTTTGGGACAAACTGCTCTGTGGCCATTTACCACAGAAAATAGCCAATGAACTTTTCGACACTTCGGTTAATATGGGCCATTATTATGGAGTTTACTGCTTACAGAAATCTTTGAACAAGCTTAATCGGAATCAAAAAGATTATAAGGATATTTTGGTTGATGGGCAGATAGGAGCACAAACACTGAAAGCGACCAGCTCTTTATTTAAAACAGCAAGTTTCTCAAGTAGAAACCACGATAAGATTCTTAAATGGCTCTTGAAATGGATGAATTATTATCAGCTCCGTAAATACGATTTGATTACTGAAAAGAATCCAGATCAAGAAGTCTTTATAGCAGGTTGGACCACAAGAAGCTAAATTATGAAGCATAAAAAAACGTTTAAAGAAACGGGTTTTGGAAAGTTTGTTAACAAAATTGTAAGAGTTGTACCCAATATAGCAGGCGATGTGTTAGAAATTGCAACTTCTGGAGCTCCTATTAAAACAGCCATTACAAAGCTTGAAAAATTATTAAAAAAAGACGTTGTACCAACACAGCAAACCAAGGCATTACTGGCAGAAATTAAGAGCTCTAAAATGCAATGGGAAAAGGAGATGTACGAACTAGACATTAAAGCCTTTTCGCATGAAGTTGACGATAGAAAACGAGCCACAGCGCAATACATTAAAACCAATCATGAAATAGCCGATAAGTTGGCATTAAGCATCATGAATAAGAACCTCATTTTTATTACTGCTTTAATTTTTTGCCAAATCGTAATTACGGTACTCACGGTGTTCTTTCTTTTAAAAGTGGTTAACCAGCTGCAAACGGCAGTTACCATAGGAACCAGTTTAGGATCGGTTATAGGTACAGCGGTTGGAACTGTGGTTGGTTCTTTATTGCAAGAGCGTAATTCGGTTGTGGGTTTTCATTTTGGTGCATCAGTAGAAAGGAAACAATTATGAATGAAATAATCGTTGAAAACGGGCAATGCTTGTTAGATATAGCAATACAGGAAACGGGGAGTATTGAAAGCTTTTTTGAAATTGCTAAAGCAAATATTATTGAACCTACCGAAATATTGGAAGCAGGTATGGTCATAAAAATACCAGATCAATTAGAGCCCCGTATTGTATCCTATTATAAAGAACATAAAATTAAAGTCGTGTCTGAAAGTAAAACCGTTCTAGGTGGAATCAGTTATATGGCAATTGCATTAGATTTTAAAGTTAGTTAAAAATGGCAAGATCAATAGAAACAATAAAGGAGGAAATCATCAAAGCGATTATGAATGAAGAGGTGCTGGTGAATGTATTGAAATTAGACACCTCTATACCTTTTAAAAAACAAACTTCTCGCAGCAACTTGATTGGTTTTATGGCATATGCTGTTGCAGTAGCCATATTTACTTTGGAGAAACTCTTCGATCAGTTTAAAACTGATGTAGATTCGATTGTTAGTGAGCTTAAACCTCATAGTTTAAGGTGGTATAATGAAAAAATAAAAGCTTTTCAAAAAGGTTATACATTGCCATATGGCAATGACACGTATGAAATCATTGATGAGTCAGATGATGTTCAAATTATTAAATTCTCATCTGTGGACGAAGTGTCAGGAAAATTATTAATGAAAGTAGCCAAAACTGATGACTCTTTAAATCCTATACCTTTAAGTAGTGAAGAACTGGATACTTTTAAAATATACATGTCGAATATTAAAGATGCAGGTGTACCTTTAAATATAAAATCACTCCCAGGAGATTGTCTTCGTCTTTCTTTAGATATTTATTACGACCCATTGGTGTTGAATGATAGTGGGGGTAGGTTAGACGGGCAAGATGATGCTCCGATACAAAAGACAGTACGAAATTTCATCAAAAATTTGCCCTTTAATGGCGTATTTATAGTAGCCCATTTGGTTGATGCTTTACAGGCTACAGAGGGGGTTAAAATTCCTAAAATAATTAGCTGTGAAACGAAGTACGACAATGTGCCATACAGTTTGGTCAATGCATTTTGTAAGCCCGATGCTGGTTATTTAAAACTAATTGATGAAGAAAGTGAAAAAGAAAACCTAGAAATAAACTGGATACCTTATGTATAATATTAATATTAAGCGTTTGGTAGCATGGCTAATACCTTCTGTGTTTAAGTCTAAAACACTTCCTCTACTTATCAGAAGCTTTTGCGTACCCATTGAGCAAAACTATATTGCTTTTATGAAAAAAAAAGAGGCTGTATTGTATCAGTTAAGCCATAACTCTCAAGTGTGTTACCTTACTAAGCTTCTTAATGATAAGTTTGATCCAGATCAGAAAAGAATAAGTCTAGAAGAAATACCTCACTTACAGGCATTATACATTTACCCACAATCAGACGGAAGTAGAAAGACCTTGTATTTAGGGCAAGAAATAATAAGACCTAAGTCAGATTTTGATCGTACAGGTGTTGATTTTAAGGTTGTTTTAGCTTCAGGTTTAAAATTAAATCAAAATGAGAAGTTTGAAATGCAATCTTTAATCAACTATTATAAACTAGCAGGAAAACAATATATAATTACTTAAAATTAGAAAAATAATGAACAATATTGATTTTAAAGAAGGAGGTTTTCCTTTCAACACAGACACTTTAACGTTTATGCAAAAGGCATATTCTGATTGTATAAGTGCATTATCTACTTTAGGAGGAGATAATTATATACTAAAAGGATGCACAGTTACCGGAGGTGCAGTGAGTGATGGTTTTGTGGTAATAAATGGAGAAGTACTACCTTTTAAAAGAGGAACGCTACAAGCCACTGTCATGATTAGAGAGAATAAAGAAAGTGTTCTTTATGCTGATGATATTGAGCGAGACAGTTTTTTTAACCGATGGGTAGAATTTGGAACAGGAGCAGAACAAATCTCTTGGGCGAGTTTGACTCGTATTGATAATTTACAAAAAATGGCTAGTAAATTGTCCGAATTAACAGGAGTTTTAAATGATCATGCAATCAGTTCAACAGCTCACCCACGAGATGCTAGAAATCAGGTAGCTGGATCATATGCATCTGCTTCACATACTCATCCACGAGATGCTAGAAATCAGGTGGCAGGATCATATGCATCTGCTACACATACCCATTCTAATACTAATTCATGGAGAGGAATTGACGATGTTCCTGTAAATGGCCAGAAGAATGAGTCGATAAGTTCAAATTGGGCATACAATCATAAATCCAATTCTCAGGCTCATCCAAGAGATACACGAAATGCTACAGTTAATCATACGCATTCTCGTGACACAAGAAACCAGGTTGCAGGATCTTATATAACTACAACTGATTCTATAGAAATGGGAAATAGGTTTGTTCAAAAAACATATGTAAGTAGTAGTTTTAGTACTACTGAAAATAGTGCTACTCAATTGCCTAGTGATTGTAATGTGTTTTTTGACACTTCTGGTAGTGGAACTCGATATGTAAAATTACCTGCAAATGTAAAGGAGGGATTTGTAATATGGATTGGAAGCAAGTGGGGTAATAATTTAGTGGTAACGTCACCTATTAGAAATGGAGGTGCTGCTGCAACTAAATCATCAACTACAATATGCGTAAATGAAAATGATTGGTCTTCTTTTGTGTATATAAATGGAGTATGGTCACGAATGCATACTTGGGGATAGTTTTATGTTAGTATATTTTAGGACTTTATTACTGAATATTGTTTGTAGTTTAGGATGATTTTATAATTGAATCGGATGCCTGTATTTGCCTATGAGTCAATAGAGTGGTAGTTTAATATTGTTGTAGTTTAAATAAATAATAATGGAAAATAAAAATAAAGTGATGTTTAGCGCAAGTGCTTTAAACATACAATTAAATACATTGCTCGATGCACAGTTTATTACTTTAAGACATGTGTTATCAATTACAGAGTTTTTAGGCAAATCAGGGGAACTGGTTTCTGAAAATTCTGAAGACAAGTTAGAGTCAGAAGAATCACAGAAAGTGATGTTTGATGCGAAGGCTTTAAACATTCAACTTAATGTATTGCTCGACGCACAGTTTATTACTTTAAGGCATGTGTTGTCAATTATTGAATTTTTAAGCAAAACAGGGAAACTGGTTCCGAATGTTTCTGCGGACAAGGTAGTGTCTGAAGAATCATAGTCGTAAAGGCTTGTTATAGAATAATATTTAGGATAGTAAATTCATTGTATTACTATCCTATTTATTTATCTGAATAAATCATTTTATGATGTAAACTGTATTGGATATCGCATTAACAGTCTAATTTGTTGCTTGCTTAAGTGTGAATTATATAGACCTGAACTTTTAGTTAAAAATTAAAGAAATGACAAAACAATCAAAAAATACGATAAGAAACTGGTTTAAAAATGGCGCTTTTCCCGACCAATTTCATTTTTGGGACTGGATGGATAGCTTTTTCCATAAGGATGAGCAGATTCCAGCTTCTCAAATCGATCAACTTCAAGATTTATTAGATGCCAAAGTCGACCGTAAAGATTTACCTGATGGCGAAATGGCCATGGATGATATTTATGGCTTGAATTCAGCCCTTGATGCTAAAGTAGACAAACAAGAAGGAAAAGGCTTGTCGGCCGAGGATTTTAGCTCGGAACTAAAAACAAAGGTAGATGGCCTTGAAGAAGGTGCCAATAAGTACGAGCACCCATTGACTCATTCAGCAAATATGATTGAGGAAACCGCCGATAAAGCTTTCATCTCAAATGCTGAAAAACTAGCCAATGTCAATCACATTGACAATGTAAATCTTCACAAAACATCGGAACAAATCCGTTCCGAGATTGTAGAGGCCGATATACCAGAAAGCATTGCCCGACAAAGTTATGTAGCAACAAGTGCCGATGGCGTGTTATCTGCTATTCTTGGAGGTGTAAGTGAATCGTATGATACCTTAAAAAAGGTTTACGATTGGATTTTTGCGCATGATGGAAATACCGATATTCATAAAACATCGGAGCAAGTTCGTTCCGAGATTGTAGAGGCCGATATACCAGAAAGTATTGCTAGACTAACAGACATTAGTGTGTCTAGTCTTCAGGAGGTGACAGAAGCAGGAGCGACTAGTGATCAGAATGTAAGCTTGTCAGGTAAAGAGGTGGTGTTGGGAGATATATTTAATGCCAATGTATCCGTGCGCAATGATCCTGATAATTCTATTGAATTCTTGCAGCAATCGATAAATATGAGTACGTCTGAGGTTCAGTTTCTTATGAACAAGACTGAATTTTTTGTTTCTTCAAATGATTTTGAAACGGGAAATGTCTCAGATTTTAAACTAGATAATAGTAAGATTGATCTCATTAGTCCGAAAATCTCAGCGGTTACTAATGAGCTAAGAATAGGAGATAAGAAAGCAATAGGTAATAAGAGATTAATTGCCGATAATGGCGTAGGCACCTCTCCTGAGTTACGCTATAATGTAAGCACAAATTTGTGGGAGTATAGTAATGATGGCGTAATTTTCAACAATTTTGGCAAAGGTGATGTTCCAACATTGCAAAGTGTTACAAAAGAAGGTGCATCTACTGATGTTTTTACTGTATTTACTGGTGGTGCTAGTAGTTCTGATGGGTGGACAACTAGATATGGTAAGAGTGCAGCTAAGCTTGCAACAGGTAATATTTGGACCGCTATAGGAGGTTCTTCTGCACTACATGCCACTAGTGGTAATAAATGGACGGCAGTCGGAACATTTGCAGGATATTCAAATACTGTTGGTCAAAGT